CTTGCAGCTAGAGACCCTGGCTCAGGCTCAAGCAGCTCCTTTTTTGATATATGATAGCACTGGCATGCCAGAGCAGCATTTATAATAATAGGGGAGATGCTGACATAGCGCTATTCCATATATGGGCATGTGGTATTTTAAGTGCTTATTACTGATAAAACATGTGGTCAGTAAGTGGTCAGCAGACCTGCTTATCATCTTGCTGAGCTGCATATTTTTGCATAAGGAGGAAGTGTGCAAACAATAGTTTCGCAAGCTGCTGCTGATAATAGCTCTTGCACCTGCACGTAACAGGAAACACTGCAGAAGAGCAGACCCCTAAAAGCAGAAGTAGACCGTGGGACAACAGGAAACGGTCCAGTTCTCAAATGTCGGCGGTAAGTACATTACTCCTTAACCCCTTCGGAGGCTCTGAATGAGCTGCTTACCCCTAACCTCTTGCAGCCAATGGACAGCCCGATGTCGGGACCTGGTGAGGGGCCTTCAGGCCCACCTACCCAGGCTATCCCACCTGTTACTAGAGACGGCAGAGGTTCTACATCTGATGATTCTGACTGTGAGCCGCAATGTATTAACCAGTTCTACCTTTCCTTTAAGGTAAGCAGTGGTAACATAGGGGTTAAGGGAACTGTGGTCACTCTATCTATAAACCCGACCCTCCCTACAGGGTGCGCGCTCGATCCCTAGCAAGAAGCTCAAGCTTGCCGACCCCAACAAGGTCAACGAGCTCGGGCAACGGCTAGACGCCCTCGAGACCACCCTCAGAAACCAGCAGCAGGCCATCCGGGACCTGCAGGCCGCCGTCCAGAGGCTGACCCTTCAGAGCCAGGCTGGCGCCAGAGGAGAAAGCCGTGCCCCCGCTAGATCTGAAGCAGCCCCCGGGCCTGCTGTCCCTGTGGCTACCAATACTGCATCCAGCCCTCCGGCTCCCCCTCCTTCTCCTGTACCACCTTCTGGAAACGGAACAGGTGCGCCTCTCGGTTCGTTTCCATTTGCCGGAGCAACTACTCTCACGCCGGACCCAACCGATACCAACCCACCCGGATTCCTGCCTGAGCCCCCTAGCACAGGAAGCAGCGGAGGCCCTCCAGCAGGCCCTGGAACGAGTTCTAACAGCGCCTAACTAAGGTATGGGAGCCGTTATCTCCCTAATAACTGGGGCATTTGAGATTGGTACCCTCACGGGCCTTGCAGCTGACGCCCTTGTTAGTGCAGAATCCCTGGCCCTTCTAGAAACAGAAATCGGGACTCTAGTTGAACAGGGCCTATCTGTTGCAGAGATACTTGATGCTATTGGGGTCTCAGAGGAAAGCCTTGCAGCAGCATCCTCTATTCCCTACCAGGCCCTGCAATCACTTGCTGGAGGTGGAATACTAGGCCTACAAGCTGCTTCCGTACCTGGACTGATAGCCGCCGGTGTTTACGCCTTTGGAAAAGACCCATCGTTAGCCCACAACACCATGGCACTTGCCATCTGGAGGGAACAGATTGATATCCTGTTCCCTGGCCTAAGTTGGCTAGCCAATAATATACACTATTTAGATCCCTTGCACTGGGCTAGATCATTATATAATCAGGTTGGCCGAGCCTTGTGGAATCAGATAGACCAAAGGGTTCGGGATGGGCTTATAGGAGGGGCTGCTCAGGCAGCTGGGGCTGCTGGTGCAGAGGTAGCCATTCGGCAGAGCAGGACCCTATATGATGTTTTAGCTCGTGCAATGGAGGTGGCCAGGTGGACCGTCCACAGCTCTTATACCTCTGCCGAGGATACCTATAGAAATCTAAGGGAATATTATGCTCAGCTACCGGTTGATGCAGGGCGGCCTAGTTATAGGAGACGTCTGCTTGGCCTAACCGAGCAGACCTCCTGGGACCATGGGCGTGGTCCTACCACCTCTACCTCGGAGCCAAAAGCTAAGGTAGAGGAGGCAAGCAAGCAACCCCCTGAGTCGGGAGAACATGTACAGGATTACCCACCCCCTGGGGGAGCTCACCAGAGACATGCACCTGACTGGTTACTACCTCTTCTCCTAGGCCTATACGGTGACATAACCCCGGAGTGGAGATCCCAACTTAAGCAACTAAAAAATGGCTCCCAAAAAAGGAAACGGCAGCTGTCCCCGACCCCAGCAAGTCCCCAAGCTGATAGTAAAAGGCGGCATAGAAGTACTCGACGTAAAAACAGGCCCTGACAGTACCACCACTATTGAGGCATACCTCAACCCGAGAGTAGGCCAAAGCTGGGGCTTCAGTACAGAAATTACTGTAGCTGCCAATGGCTATAGTGATGCTCCTCATGTAACCGAAATCCCCTGCTATAGCTGTGCTAGGATCTCCCTGCCCCTGCTAAATGAGGATATAACATGTCCTACCCTGCTTATGTGGGAGGCTGTAAGTGTAAAAACCGAGGTAGTGGGCATTAGCAGCATGCTTAACATGCATTCCTATGGTTTGAGAGCCTTTGGTGGGTATGGCGGAGGGTATACTATTGAAGGGTCCCATATCCATTTCTTCTCTGTGGGAGGTGAACCACTAGACCTGCAGGGCCTTATGCAGAACCATGCTACCCAGTATCCATCACCTCTGATTGGGCCCAAGAAGCCAGATGGCACCACGGATGATTCTGCACAGGTGCTTAATCCCATCTATAAGGCCAAGTTAGATAAGGATGCAACCTACCCTATAGAGTGTTGGTGTCCAGATCCTGCAAGGAATGAGAACACCAGGTATTTTGGGAGCTATACAGGAGGTGTGGAAACTCCACCTGTCCTAAGCTTTACCAATACCTCCACCACGATCCTCCTGGATGAAAATGGGGTAGGCCCCTTATGCAAGGGTGATGGCCTATATCTGAGCAGTGCAGATGTTGCAGGTACCTTCGTGCAGCAGACCAGTCAGAAGCAGTACTGGCGGGGCCTACCACGATACTTCAATATTACCCTAAGGAAGAGAGCAGTAAAGAACCCCTATCCTGTAACTGGTCTTTTGACCTCCTTGTTTAATGGCCTGATGCCACGTATGCAGGGTCAGAGTATGTCAGGGCCTACAGCTCAGGTGGAGGAGGTTCGTGTGTATGATGGCATGGAAGGCCTACCTGGTGACCCGACTATGGAACGCCATCTGGATCAACAAGGCCAATCCCACACCAACCCAGCCCAGGAATAAGGAAGACAACCATATACTTTGTATATTCTGTTTATTATAAGCACATGTAATCAATAAAGCTTGCTTTGCTCTGCAATTAGTCTTCGTGGTCATATGATAGGCCGGCGTGCAAATTATACAGATACTTCCAGATTCTCTGTTCAACCTCGAATTTGAGGGAATCTATGATGGGTTCAAAGTCCAGTCTGACCTGCCTGCTTAGGCGTTCCTCTGATTCCCGATTGATTAGGAGAAGAGCAAGGAGCGTTTCAGCCTTGGTGAGTATTCGGGCCTCTACCACATCAGGGTTATTTGCAACAGCCTTTGCAAAGGCGTCATTGTGGTGGAATTCGACCACGGCCCTTGTCCTTGCAAGGACAGTTTGGGGTATGTAATAGTCATTCATGGTAATGAGGCCTGGAGGGAACACCTGGGACACCTTATTTTGGTGCTTTCTTTCTAAATTTACAGGTACAGATCCCTCTAGATGGTCCCTCAGATTGTCCAGGTTCATCATCCCTAATCCCGTCGGTAGGCCACTACCCTCCTTTCTGACCTGCCCCTTCACATCCTCAAATAATACCATGTATTGGTCAATTGCACATCCGAGCTCGAATTGCAATCTCTCGGGGGTACCATTCACATTTAGGGATGCCCCCGTGCAGAGGTTTAGTATAGCAGCTGCAACGGTGGTCTTGCCTGTGTTAACGGGACCACGAAAAATATAATATCTTTTTTTAGGAGGGTTCCTTACCATGGTTTCAAGTATATCAGCTATGTTGGTTACCTGGGGTACCAGCATATTCAGCATGAGGATTGCTGCTACATATTGATCTATGATCTCGGTATCCTCATGCAGTATCTTATCAATACCTTTGAGGGTCTCCCTCAGCCTTTCCATAAACCTATCATTTCTGGTCATGGTGGCCTGTTTAAAGCGTTTTTCTGCCAGAACCCCATCTACAGCACACTGGCAGACCCTCTTCTGATCCCTGAGGCCTAGGAAGAGGGCGGCATTCTTCTGGTGGGTTGGGTGATCCTCCAGGTGGGAGGTGCGTTGCCTTTTAGCAGTCTCCCGCTCTTTTGCACAATCTGAGCAGGCTTCAACAGGCCTAGCAAGTCTTTTGTACACTGCTAGCAGTAACAAAGCATCAGTACAGTCCAAGGAAATAGCATATCCATTCAGCAACGCCTGATTAAACTGTTTTTCATCGGGGCCATCATCAGGAAATATTGCCTGTTCTACATCTATAGCTGGGTGCTCTTGCATAGCCCTTAGCAGTGCCCCCACCCCATTTTTCTTTATACCCCTCACAATACATAAGGATACCGTGCAGTGCTTCTTGCAGAAATTGGCCACGGTAGACACGCGTGTCGGCCGCTCCATTAAAATCACGAACAGGGCATAGGATGAGTCCCAGACAGCCTGGATATGTCCCCGGGTTGTAAAGTTAGTCATTAGCTGTGGTCTGAGGTTCTGCAGCTTGTTGCAGGTAGTAATTATCAGGTGAGCATCGGGGCAGCTTTGCACGGACTTTGCAGTTAGCAGGTATGCTTCTATGGATGCAGGGAGATCAATGTGCGGCGGACCCCGCTTGGGGGGCGTGCCGAAGGAAGCCTGTGAGCTCTCCGCCTGCAATTAGATATAGTCCATATTGAAGACATTGTCAAATACCCGCCATGGAACCGCCTGAAACCGCCGCTTCAGCTCCAGGTATTCGGGTGTTAGCCCCTGTTTTCGGCGTTCGGTGCTAGTAAAATAGGTCTCCAGACACCACTTTAATTCCATGAGCTTGCAGTACGCGCGGTCATAGTCTATAGCATGCCAGCTGTTTACCTCGGGTTCAAAGGTGCCGTGCCCGCTGTCCTTTCCGGTCCCGGGTTCAGGTGTGGAGGTCCGCTGGCTCGGTCCGGGGCTATCTGCATCATCGGTGTCCGAGTCGAGGGTCTCATCACAGAATAGGCTCTGGGAATGCCGGAATTCGTCCATGAGCCTGTTTAGCTCTTTCATGCGTTCCGGGTCCCCTCCTTTATCTGGGTGGAATTCTAATGCCTTCTTTCTATAGGCCGAGCGGACGTCGGCTTCAGTAGCCGATGGTGGAAGGCCGAGGAGATCAATAAGTTTCTGAAGGGTAGACAT